GTCCCGTCTGAGGGCCACATGGGCTCTCTCTCACGGTCTTACGACCGCATCAGCCCTTAAAAGGGCTGATTCCACCTGAGCTTGATGTTGACGGCATCAGGACGTCCACCTCGTTGTAGATGTCTGCTATCAGCGAACGGCTCTTCGCCTTGTTTAAGCAAACACTTGAGCAGGGCGCCGACGTCGTTCAGCTCCGATAAAGGAGCTTGCGACGTAGCCACATATCCCCTAACCTGGGGGGCATGCAGCGTTCGGTGCATACGCTGGGTTTCATACCCAAAGCACACACTGACGCGACCTAGCACAGGAGATGTCTCGAGGACAAGCGGATAGTTTCCTCTAAGGATCCTGTCCAACTTGGAATCGAGCCATCCAGCTGTAAGCCACATCCCCAGTTGATAAAACTGGTTCCGTAAGCTCACAGCTGAGATGATCTCCTCAACGTGGGCCAGTTCGGTAGGTAGTTCACGACGAACCTTAGCAATTGAAACGCTTTGGCCGTCGTAGAATTCCTTGCCACAAGACTCTCTGAACTTCCCAGTCCAGAAAGACTTATCTCTGTTGACACGAAACCCAAAAGTCTCGAGCAACTGAGAAACTGGTACCGCATAGTCCGTGGGGACAATAATGTCATCCCCATAGACCCGCACCTGTCCACGGAGCTTTTGACAAAGCTCCCCGGTAACCGAAGTGTTGAGCTCCCTCGCAATCGCCATCATGGCAATGGTAGAAAATACCAAAGCCTCAATAGGAAACGTGAGAGCTGAACCCATCGACGCGAACTTGGCTAGGCGTATAACGCCATGACCAGGTACATCAGCTTTCCTGGACCGTGTAGCGTCCACCCCCGCCTGTAGGTTGGGGAAGGTAGCAAACATGGTTCGTACTAGCTGATTGGAGACACGGTCGGACGCTTCACTAAGATCTAGTGTCGCAAGAGACCCATCGCTGGATCCCTTCTTGGCCAAGAGCTGGTTAGGCTCTTGATCAGAAAATCCGACATACCAGAAGCCGTGGTTAGCTTCGGCACCTCCTTGAGTTGGCAATAAAGCCTTCTCGAGCTTCGGGACCAGAGAAGCCATCAAGCCCTGCTGCATATACTGCATACAGGTAGGCTCAATAGCGATGATCCGCGGTGTCTTCAGCGTTTTAGGAACTGTAATGACCCTAACGGGCCTCTCAGAACCAGGTTCGAGGAAACTAAGACCTTGGAGGATATCAAAATGATACCGGTAGTTCGGCACGATGTGCTCCCCGAAAGGGAAGATTGCATCAAGCCGTTCTGTCCACTCACGCTGATCAAACTTGCGGTTTCCCTTAAGTCTGTCAGCGGTAGCCCCAGGGCCATGACCCGGTACGATGCGACCATAGTGGATGTCTTCATCCACCTGTTGGAAGACCGTGCCATACATGCGGAGCGATGCCACCCTGAACTCTTCCAAGAGCTCAGGAGTGAAAGAGGCATCGTTTCGCCTAATTTCCTTCTCACACTCCACATAGCCATCGATGGCGGCCTTAGTCCGAGCATCACTGCAAGGAAGAAGTATCTTACTGAACATCAGCGTAAGCTGGCGTACAGAAAAGATTGCCTCCACGTCAGGCTCTGCGAGCAACACACCGGTATCACGATCAAAGATCCGAGTCATAAATCCCGATAAGAAACACGGGAGACCTGAGCTCGAGACGCTGGTAGGAAGTTTCTTCCACCCGCGAAACTGCTCGGTTGATACCTTCCCAAGGGCGAGAGCTTTTTCGAGCTCTTTCCCAAAGGTCGGAAGGGTAATCGTGAGAAACGAAGACCCCTCGGTCTCAGACCGACTCAGGACGGTTTTAAGATCCTGAGTGGTGCTGTAGCTGCGGTCACATCCGGCCCCCAGTTCTTCGAGGGCCGTTTGCCAGAGCATTAACAGGTTTTTCATGTGTCGCCTCTCCTAATGGAATGGCTGGCACACTCCTGCCCTGTAATCCGATAAAGTCAGCAGACTCAAGCGCGTGCAGGGCGCAAGGATAAATGGTAGAGAGGTAGTGAAACCGATCACTCGGCTCAGCACCTCCCATCCACAACCGAGCGCCCTGCTCGCAGACATGAGTCTCCGCAATCGCGGTCAGCTCTCGCCGCCATAAAGCTTGGCAACGAGACCCGCCGTGGCGAGATAATCGGTGAGCGCCTTCGTGTTCGCGACCACCTCCGCGCTGGTGAAACCAACGGTGGGGTGATCGATCACGACGTAGGTGCTCATCGTGTACTCGCGAGAGACGCCGTCCAGAAGTGGATCGGCGGCAATCTTGCGGAAGTCCAGACGAACCGTCCGTCGGTTACGCTTACCATTCTGGTGAGCGACCGACATCTTGACGTTGCCGTCTGCCGACGAATACGCCGAACCAGAACCGTTGACGCCCGTTCGCGGAAGCGACGTGGCGACAGTGGAAATGGTGACAGACTGAGGATCGGAAAACAAGGGAGTGCTCCAGACTGGACCGAATGGTCCGTGATGTGAGATTAAACCCGCTGGATTAGCGGTGACCCGACCTGGATATGCCAAGTGCGGCAATGATAGCCTGCTGCGACGCTGTAAAGCCGTCGTAGTTAAGGCCAAAACCGTACGGGGTAGCACGAGAGCGCTGCTTAGTTTCAGCAACGACAACCGTGCGCAGCTTCTGAGGACGCCAACCGGCACCCTCAATATTCAGCTGTCCCTCCCAGGAACAGTCATACTCAACGACAGAATGCCGCATTATATAGCCGTACCTGAGAACCAAGCTGTCCTGACTGAACGCCTGCACATTGGTAACTAGGTCACCAAGATTAGACACCCAATCGACAGCCCAGCTCCAAGGGGTTAACTGGTAGAGATCGGAGACGTCGGGAACGACGCCGAAAGTCTTCTCCAGCTCTGCAATCTTACCCTGGTACCCCTCCTGCTTCGGAAAGAAGTAGGTATAGGCACCAGAGAACCACGACCTAATGGTCGTGGTCTTCTTGATTGTCAGATTCCCCTGAGCGAGTTCATAAATCGTGGCCCCCGGCATAGTGGACGGATAAACTCCACTAGCCGATGATTCCTCGACCGTGACTTGCTCTGGAAAGGTGTAGCGCCTCCGGACATTACGCCCGGAATCCCGGTAAAGCTGCGCAAGCCGCTTGTCAGCGGTCTGCATAGCTCGCAGGAATTTCTTGCCATCCGAGATGAAAGGCCTTATACCAAATTGGTAGTTCAGGTACTCCGAGGCTGCTCCGTTAGGAGAGGCCCCGTCTCGGAGGAACTTCCGTCCTGGAATGGACGGCAATCCCTCTCGAAGTTCACCGAGGAAGGCAGCGGCACTGAACACAGGATTTGTGGGGATAGTCCTTGCGATAGCAGTAGTACCCAGGCTAGCCATAGTAACAGGCGTAGCCACGGGACACAAGCTGTCCAAGGACAACGGGGTTTGGTTCCACCTACCGGGGTTCGTGAGAAACCCGAGAGGATCCGCCGCATACACTGGGCCAACGTAATAGTGGCCGTGTTGTGAGTGCGGCTGTCCAAGCCACCAGAGTTTGGGCGCAGGGCCTTTCTTGAAGACCTTCTGCGTCTTGAACTCCCCCCCAATGTCCTCACCTGTCTTCGCTTTCAAACGCGAGAACGGGTGACCTTCAGACTCCGTTCGTTGGAATCCGGTTACTTCAACGGGTACGGTGTAAAGATAGTATGGATTAACATCCATCCAACCCCCTGCCGTGACAAACTTGGCAGAGGGACCGTATCTCCGTTGTTTCACATCCATGGAACTGCCGTTCAGTTTGAGTGAAATCTCCTCTTGAGTGCACTGCACAATGAGGGGATAGTGTGGCGCTGCATATCAGCACCGTGGTGGCCCCGGGAGGGGCC